CTGGGCATACAAAAAGGTTGATCCGGTAACCCTTGAAATATCCAAGGTCGACGGCAATGACGCACCGCAAACGCACAAGAGCTATTCGAGCGCCATTAAGAAATATCACGCCGCCAAACTTAACCTTAACGTCGACACCATGAGCGAGCTACGCAAAGCAATCAAGAACCCCATAGATCAAGCTGCCGCATTGATCAAGAAATATCGCAAGTTAAGCGATAAAGACAAGCTAAGGTTTGAAGCGGCATTGATGCAAGAAGCTAAAACCGTAGGTCAGATTGAACTACACAAGAACAAAAAGGCGGCCTAACACCACAACCAACACCACCAGACAAGGCGGAGGTACTCGCATTATGCGGGTGCTTTCGCACGTCTGGCGTTTGGGTTTCCAGTTTACAGTGTAAACCGTAGTCTTTCCGGGTTACAGTTTACAGTGTAAACCACAGAGGTGTGGCGTAGCCGCCGCCTATTTGACAGATGTACACACTAAAGCAAGACGGGCGCATGATATACAAGAACAGACGCATAGGTATGATCACGGCTTCGCCAGACAATAGCTACGTAGTGTCGGATATACGAGGAAAGAATGCAGTATATAAGACAAAGGACGACGCCCTCTATCACTTCACGAGGTTCTTATCATGGGGTAACTATGCTAAGAAAGAACAGCACACACCATCAAGAACAGTACACAAGAACAGAGAAATACGACAACGCTTCGCCCTAACTTAGAAGATACACTGTACACTGAAAGGTAAAAAACATGTTAGAGAAAGAAACACTAAAAAAGATTAAGTTTAAACTTGAATACATGCTCTTAATGCGTTCATGTGGAAGAACCGAAGAGGCAGAGAACGCCCTACAGGATATTCTTGACATACTCGATGATAAATCTATATCTATGGAAATTGAGTGGTGATATGAAAATAGCAGCAACAATCTTCGGAATATTAGTAGGAATATTCCTTATAGTCAGTGGAACACTGCTGCCCCTTCCTACTACTGTATCTATACTAGTAGTCTGTATGGGTGCTATTGTAATAACAGCAAGCATATCTTACCTAGACTACATCACATCTTATCGGAGATAAACATGACCACCACAATTGAGACCACAATCAAAGATATTTTTCGCATGAAAAACTCAAGAAATAACAATGCAAATTACACGTTCAGGCTTGCCACAGGGTTAGAGTTGAAAACGCCAAGAGATACAATGTGGGTCTGTGCGGTCTCGCCAGATAATCTAGTTGGCAAGGTCAAGAGAATACAGTATAACATTAAAACTGGCGTGATCGAAGATATTGAGGGATTGTAAAATGACTGTAGAAAATATTCTAAAAATGTACAAGCTGGCAACGCCAGAGGAAAAACGTGACGGTGTTGTATGGTATGCGGAAGCCTATGCACAGTGTAACAGAATAGCGATAGACTTAGAAGTACCTGTCCACATTGTAACGGGTGTAGTTGCCGCGCTGTCACCCAATAATAAGTGGGATAGGAACGTCACAAATGCTCATGATTTAATAGGGGCGTTTACAAATGGCGATGATATTGATGACGTAAAAGTCTCTACTTACAGTGCTATGAAGAGAAAAGCGTGGTTGATACTGGAAGAAATGCCAGACCATGAGGGCGTGATCGCTATACTAAATGGGCAGAAAATTGTTTCATTCTATAGGAATATCATGGGTGACGATACCTGTACAGTAGATGGTCATGCTAAAAATATCTACTACGGCGAGCGGCATAGCCTGACAGATGACAAAACAAACGTAGGAAAAAAGGAATATAAAACAATATCAGATGCCTATGTAGCCGCCGGAAAACGTGCAAGGGTCAATGGTAGAGCATTGAAAGCCTTTGAAATACAGGCCATAACATGGGTTGTCTGGCGTAGAATACACAACATTAAATGATATGTGATGTTCTAGAAATTCTGGAGAAGTTTAAACAGTGAAGGATTAGGTTAATGTTTATAGTACCGCATGAACAATCGACAAAACAAATAGTTCTAGACCTTTTTAAAAAAGGACTGACTGCTACAGAGGTGGCACGAGAATCAAACAAGCAATTGAGAGGTCAGCTAAATAGACTGCTCACTAAAAATTCTGTGATGGGTATTAAAAATAGGGCTGGAAAGTGTATACCAAAAGGCTTCCACAATTATCCTACAGAACGTAAGAAAAAAACTTATTCAACCTATGATAAGTCAGTAGCCTTCAATGAAAAGGTCGAGAGAATACCATACGAACAGACAGTTAAGGCTAGATTAATTGCAGCACTAAGATAAGGAAAGACCACATGTTTCATAAAGTAATGACAGAAGGAGTTAGGTGATGTCTAATATACTTAATGAAGAGATACTCTTACGCTTCTGGGAGGAAGCCTTTGATGAACTAGTAGCTGATGGTATGGATTGGGATGAAGCTGAAGTTACAGCTACAGATATAGCTATGAAAAAATATGAGGAAATAGAATGACTTGGGTTATTGTACAACAATGCGTAGATTGTGGTGGACATGGTGAATTATATAGTTATTATACTACACCTAACAAATGCCATGAGTGCGAAGGTACTGGTGAGAAGGAATACTATGAAGAAAACTATCAGTATGACACTGTAGATGAGGTGAAGGAAGACTTCTCTAATACTCTTACTATAATGTTAACTAAACATAGTTGAAGATTACTATAAAGGAGAAAACTAGTGGAAACTATAGTACATGATGTTAGTTCCATCACTATATCAAAAACAGATATGTCTAACTTTGGAACAGTAGATGTAGTAGTAACAACCATAACAGGAGAAACACTAAATCTAGTATGCTTTCATAAGAAAGATAAACCTATTAAACTAGAAACTGGAGATGACTAATGCCTAAAGAATATACAGACAAAGAAATTGAAGAAGTTTTAGATGCTAACATAGAGAGTGTTCTTGAAAATGTGGATTATAATTTTGAACATGAAGATATAATCCGCACAGAAATTGTAGAAGTTCTTAACTAGATTATTGTTATAAAGGAATATGAAAATGTCTGACACACGTTCCGAGTGCATTGACAAACTGCTGGAAGCAACTGGCTGGAGAGAGAAGAAGTATAGTTGGAATTACGGAGGAGATGAATACACGTTACTTGAGTACCTCAAAAAAGTGAATGAATTAATTGAATCTCCCATAAATCAGATGCAAGAATGTGATGGAGATTTGTTTATGTCTGAGTATCAGAAACTTAGCACCGCTTCCTACAAACTTCCAAATCTTATTGACCAGTTAGAGAAAGAACAAAAGGAATATGAAAATGATGTTTGACCATGATAAACTAAACTTTCAAGTAGAGAAGTTCCCACTGTATCAAGGTTCTCTTTCCTATGGAGATCAAGTACCTACAGAGATTGGTGTAGGACTGCGCCGTGTAGATGATAAGCAAGTGCTGGCCCTAGTGACAGATAGCTACGAGCCTACACAGTATCTTACTATCGTGGATCAGATCGAAGACGCACTCAACCTAGCAGGATTAGACCTGACTGATGCTGAATTTACTACCAACACCTACGACAGTGGTGCAAGGATGGAGTTGATTGCCAAGTTCCCTGCCCATGCACAGGACATCGATGGCACAGGTCCAGTGATACCGCAGTTTGTCTTCCGCACCAGTCATAACAGGACATGGGCTAACAACGGCATGATGGGCCTATTCAGGACGTTCTGCTTCAACACCTTAGTCAGTGGTGATAAGCTGGCCTACGTATACGGTAGGCACACCAAGGGCTTTGATGCTGTGTCATTTGGTGCTAAGATCAAGGCGGCATCTGAATATATTTCTGGTGAAGGGTTGACAAAGATGAAGGGATGGTACAATACAGAGGTAGACAGGGAGGATGCAATTGATTTGTTCACCAAGACATTAGCAAAGCGATTCGATAATGTCAAACGTAAAAATGTAGCCAACAAAGTTATGTTGTCTAACCTCATGAAAACCTTTGACAATGAGAACCGTCACGTACATGGTAAGGGATTGTATGAGAAGTATGGCACACAAGTGAAGGGTTCACTCTGGACAGCCTATCAGGCTGCTACTGAGTGGTCTACTCACACAGCTACACATAGAATGAAGGGTAAGGCACACACCCGTAAGGTACTGCGTGAAGAAGAAGTAAAGAAAATGTTGGTGTCACCTGCTTGGTTAGAATTGGAGGCTGCATAGTGTTAGAGTTTATTATAATTCCTACTATAATATTTATAGTGTTAGGAATATTACTTGACTAAGTATTGTAGGTAGTATAATTGTATGGTACAATAGGAAGCGCTTGCTTCTATATGATAAGGGATATAAAGATGTACTTTTTTAACTATACTAATCACAACCACATACCAGAAGACTTAGAAGATTATATTCTATCTACTTTAGAAGCGTCTGGTATTAAAACAAAGAGTATCTCAGAAGTAAGTCTAACAGATATCAATGAGTTCTTAAACATGAATGAAGAGATGAGTCATAGTACATGAGTATAGTAGAAGGAAAGGTGTGGGGGACAACGATCCCCCTCATCCAACGTCCTCAAATAGAATTGCATTCTATCTTTGTTAATGCTGGTGGGTATTGCTCTAAGCATTGTCATCAGTCAAAGATAAATGCTTTCTATGTTGAGGATGGTGAGTTAGAAATACATAGGTGGAAAGACTATGACTTAGTAGATGTCACAGTTCTATATGCTGAAGACGTAGCAATAGTTCCTGCGGGAGAGTATCATATGTTTAAGGCTAGGCGTGACACTAAAGCACTAGAAGTTTATTGGTCTGAGCTATCACTCAATGATATTGAAAGAGATGTTGTAGGTGGTATGTCTAGAGAGTATGATCTATTTCCTGAATCTATGGGAGATATTTTTGGAGTAAACGTAAGAGGTAAAGATGTCTAATATACTAGAGATTAAAAAGGTTGCAAGCGTTCCGACGTTAGTAGCTACTGCTGACTATGATCGTCTTGATTTCTCAGAGAAGTTAAAGTTTCTTATCAAGACACGTACAGTAATTGAAAAAGAAATCAGTTGGGTTCAAAAAGATTTAGAAAAGTTTGTTAATAAACGGAAGTTTAGTTAATGAAATATCTAATAATAATACTAGTATTTTTTAGCAGTTCTTTACATGCAAAAGATAGTAGTATTCTTCTTGATCCATTGTTGAATGAACAAGAAGTTTGTTTAGTTCAAGCTATTTATTTTGAAGCACGAGGTGAAACTTTAAGAGGTCAATTAGCAGTAGCAAATGTTATCTTGGAGAGAGTTTCTAGTAAATATTTTCCTAATACTATATGTAAAGTAGTAAAATCAGGTAGGTATTTTAAAGGAAGTCCTGTAAAGAATAGGTGTGCTTTTAGTTACTGGTGTGATGGTAAACCTGAAAGAATGTATGATAAATTATCTTATAAAAGAGCATTAAAAGTGAAAGACTTAGCGTTAAATGGGAGTGTTATAGCTACAATTAATAAAGCTACACACTACCACGCTCTATATGTTAATCCTAGATGGGCTAAAGAAATGAAAAAGCTTTCACAAATAGGTAAACATATATTTTATAAATGATTTACATAATTAAATAAAATGTATATAATAGTTCAAGACATTCTAAAGAAACAGTGTGTAGATATAAAAGATTTTGATTGCTTTGATCTATTAACAACACCTACTGGTATACCTCTTAAGTTTGATACTGAAGGAGAAGCTATAGAATTTCTACACTCTCTAGGGATTGATGATAGTGTAGTATTTGAGGAAGGATGTGTTAGAATTGACAGAGTTCACTGAAGAATATAATGGGTACGTAGCTGTCCTACATAAAAATATAGCTACACTAAAGGCACAAGTAAGAGAGTTGACTGATGCTAATAAACAACTTAGAAAAGAATTGTCTATTGCAAAGCAGGGAAGCACTCCAAATAAGTTATGGGCTGAGTTAAGTGACGGCAGAGATACATAACTTTTATGCTCACTGGAAAGAGAAGCAAGAGTCCCTAAGAAAATCTCTTGGATATCCTGCTGATCTATGGTATACTATGTTAGACAATGGGTATGAACCTACAAACGAGGAAGAAGTAGAAAAGTTTATAGAAGATATGATGGATAATGAGTAAGAATTTTTGGCAGAAAGAACGATCATCTCTATTGAGGGGACTTGTTCGCCAGTACAAAGAAGAAGGTTATGATATTAAAGAGGCTAGAAAACTAGCCAACATTGAGATCAATGAGATCATGGAAGACAAAGAAGATTTTGTCAGCAATCTATGGGATGAAACCTTCGACGATGTATAACCTAGTATACAGCGGCGCAGACGCCAAGAGTAGCATCCTGAAAAGCTACAGGACTAGACGTGAAGCACAGCAAGAACTTGACGACAGACAGGGCTTGTGCTATATGCTGAGACTGTCAGACCATGAGACCTACTCAATTGCAAAAGGATATTCCAATGCAGCCCGAAGAACAAGGAAGAAAGGGGCCTTGTCCCAAGTGTGATTCTTCTGACGCCAACCATCACTACAATGATGGACACACCTACTGCTTTAGCTGTAAAACTTATCAACATCCAAAGGAAGTCACGACTATGGCTACTACACTACCAATACAACAGACTGTGGCGGCTACCCCACTTACTGAACTAACATCCAGCAAGATGGCTGAGTATAATGATATTGCAGATCGCAAGATACTGAGAGATACAGCCAAGAAGTATGGCACCCTCACAAAAAAGAAGGGGTCCATGACAACACACCATGTCTATCAGTACTATGATATAAATGGTAATCATATCTGTAATAAGGTACGTGACACAGCCAACAAAAAGTTCTGGTCCGAAGGACAGATGACTGAGGCTGGCTTGTTTGGTCAGAATGTATTCACTCAGAAGGGTAAGTTCATTACCATCTGTGAGGGTGAGGTAGATGCTATGTCTGCCTATCAAATGATGGGGTCTAAGTGGCCTGTCGTTTCCCTTAAGAATGGTGCAGCATCAGCAGTGTCTAACTGTAAGCAATCTTTTGAGTACCTCAATCAGTTTGATCAGGTAGTCTTATGCTTTGACAATGACAAGGCTGGCAAGCAAGCAGCCGCTGATGTGGCTGAAATCTTTGAGCCTAACAAGTGCAAGGTTATGAACCTAGACTTGAAGGATGCCAACGAATACCTCAAGGTAGGTAAGTCAGAAGACTTCATGACTGCATGGTGGGGCGCTAAGTCCTTCACCCCTGCTGGGATTGTCAACCTACATGATCTAGGGGATAGTCTGTACGATGAGAGCTACTGCGAGACCTGTCTCTACCCTTGGACACAGTTGAATGAGAAGACCTATGGCATGAGGACGGGTGAGCTAGTGACGTTCACCAGTGGTGCTGGTATGGGTAAGTCCAGCATCATGCGTGAGCTAATGCACCACCTGCTAATGAATACCAAAGATAACATTGGTATCTTGGCAATGGAAGAAAGCACACGTAATACAGCTTTTAATATCATGTCAGTGGAGGCCAATGCTAGGCTGTATATTAAAGAAGTACGTGATCAATATACCAAGGCACAGCTACGTGAGTGGCAGGATAAAACCTTAGGCAGTAAGAGGTTCTTTGCCTTTGATCACTTCGGTTCTATAAGCAACGATGAAGTCTTGGGACGTGTCCGCTACATGGCTAAAGCATTAGGCACCAAGTGGATTATCCTTGATCACCTATCTATCTTAGTATCAGGTCAAGAAGACAATGGTGATGAACGTAAATCAATTGACATTCTAATGACTAAGCTACGTTCTCTGGTTGAAGAAACAAACATAGGCTTGCTGCTTGTGAGCCACCTACGTAGGCCAAGCGGTGACCGTGGGCATGAGGATGGCCGTGAGGTATCCCTGTCACACCTGCGTGGGTCTGCCAGCATTGCACACCTATCTGACGCAGTGATTGCACTGGAGCGTAACCAACAGGCAGACGATGAGCAAGCAGCCAACACCACCACCCTACGTATCTTAAAGAACAGGTACACTGGCGACACTGGTGTCGCTTGCTACTTGCACTACGATAAAGATACTGGTAGGATGACACAGATTGATAACCCTTTTGCGGAGGATGATAATCCTTTTTGCGGAGATTAATAGTCCTTTTTGCGGAGAATGAAGAATGATTAAAAGAAATTTTTGGTATTCAGCTTATAGAAGAATTTTATGTCCTTACCTATTAAGAGAAGACGCCATCCCTCCTGCTGATATGCCTAGATGGTATGTTAAAATGACAGGGCATAAGTATATTCATATTATTTTAAATAGAAATTATAAGCCAATCTCTTGTGTTGAAACAGTCAAGTGGGCTACTGACGGTGCAGAAATAAAAAGACCCGCCCATGAGTTAGTTGGTTCAGTGGTATCGTTTGCAAGAAATCCTAAAGATTTTAAAAATGTTTGGCATGACTACCCATTTTTATATGATGATGGCGAGGGACACACCAATAAATCAGTTGAAGATTATTTAGAAAGGTTAACTAAATTATTTACTTATAAACATAAGTTCCTATCTCAGGATGAAATACAAGAGTTACAGGATGCAATTGGGGAACATGATGATGAGTACCGGCACTATGGATGTGATGGCTACCCTAACTGTGATATGATGCCAGAACTTTGTTCTGATTATGGGCATAAATCTGAGATGATAGGATATAAAGATTAACGTAAGGGGAATGAAGAATGAATCAACATGAGAAACAACAACAGAACAAAATGGAGAAGAAGAATGAACCAAACAGGTCCACGTAAACAATTTGATAGGGCGCTGTATGAAGTAGCTGACAGGGATGCCAAGCAAGCTACCCTAAAGTATATTAAAGATATGAACTATACTACTATTGATACTACAGAGAGGAAAGACTTTGATATTATCTGCAAAGCTACAGAAAATATCCACCACCTCTATGGAGTAGAGGTTAAGTATTCTTGGAAGGGTGAGTGGAACCCTAGCTGGAAAGAAGTACGTATCCCTTACCGTAAGAACCGCTTGCTACTTAAGTGGAAAAAGGAATATCCTGATGCACTCTTCACATTTGTAGTATGGCGTAGCGATTACAAACAGGCATGGCATATTGACGCAAATATTTTACTTGACTGTGAAGTAAAAGAAGTGTCTAATAGGAATATCAAAGAGGGTGAGAAGTTCTTTCACATTCCAGTGGAGGACGCTTGTCTCATTAAGGTATAATGACAACAGCTATAGTTGATATTGAAACAGATAGTTTAAATGCAACAAAGATACATTGTATCGTAGCAAGAAGTTATAAAACTAATAAGGTTAAGGCGTGGGTAGGGCAGGAGTGTTCGGAGTTTGCTAGTTGGTCGCAGCAAATTGATACCTTTATTATGCACAATGGTATCAGCTTCGACGCTCCTGTCCTGAATCGTTTACTTGGATGTAATATAAAGCTTAGTCAGATACGTGATACTCTAATTGAGTCACAGCTTTATAATCCTATACGTGATGGTGGGCACTCTCTTGAAGCTTGGGGTAAGACCCTTGGCTTTGAGAAGGGTGACTTCCATGATTTCGCACACTACTCACCTGAGATGCTGGAGTATTGTAAACGTGACACAGAAGTAACACGTCTTGTAGCACAGAAGTTAGAGGTAGAAGGTAAACCGTTTAAGCCTAGAGCTTATGAGTTGGAGTGTAAAGTCAGGGCTATCATAGATAAGCAGCAGAAGAATGGCTTTGCTTTTAAAATAAAAGAAGCCATGATCTTACAGGCTCAGTTACAAGATGAACTGTCTATACTGGAGCGTAAGGCAGAAGAAGACTTTGATCCTACTGAAGTAGTACTAAAAACTAAGACTAAATACATACCCTTCAATATAGCAAGTCGTAAGCAGATAGCTGATAGACTACAAGCTAAAGGGTGGGAGCCTACTCAAATGACTGAGAAAGGTAATGTAATTATTAATGAAGCAGTCTTGTCTAAGATTAAGTTACCTGAAGCTAAGATGTTCAATAGATATTTTCTATTACAGAAACGCACTGGTCTACTAAAGTCTTGGATCATGGCATGTCAAGAAGATAACCGTGTACGTGGTAGTGTGATGACGCTTCGTACTATAACTGGAAGGATGGCACATGCAGTTCCTAATATGGCACAAGTTCCCGCTGTCTATAGCCCTTACGGCAAAGATTGCAGAGGACTATGGACAGTTGATGATGTATCTAAGTATCGTTTGGTGGGTGTGGACGCCAGTGGTCTTGAACTAAGATGCTTGGCACACTACATGAATGATCCTGAGTATACCAATATTGTATTGACGGGTGATGTACATACAGCTAACCAAGAGAGAGCAGGGCTTAAGACACGGGATCAAGCCAAGACATTTATCTATGCGTGGCTCTATGGGGCTGGTGCAGCAAAGATTGGTAAGATAGTGGGTGGCACAGCCAAACATGGACAACAGTTGATAACTAGGTTCTTGAGTAACATGCCAGCACTTAAAATTCTTAGGATGTGGGTGACTAAAGAAGCTGCCAGTGGTACAATCCCTGCCCTAGACGGCAGACTCCTACACATTAGATCAGAACATGCAGCACTTAACACTTTACTTCAGGGTGCTGGTGCTATAGTATGTAAGCAGTGGCTTGTTCATATCATGGAACGAGTCATTAAAGCTAAGTTAGATGTAAGATTAGTTGCTTCGATACACGATGAGTATCAGTTTGAAGTAGCTATTCCTGACATAGAAAGATTTTGTAGGATAACAAAGGAGGCAATGACACAGACAACAAAGACACTGAAGATGAAGTGTGAATTAGACTGTGACTACAAAGTTGGTAAGACATGGGCGGAGACACATTAAGAAAGGAAATGTAGTGCAAGAAATAAGTATTTGCCCTGAAGATATTCAATATGCTAGAGAAAAAGCAATTGAAATGGGTAGAATAAATAATTCTATAACAAAAGGTGAAGGAAATATAGCTGGATTTTTAGGTGAGATAATAGTCTCAAATTTACTAACGTCTGTAGGTATTAAAAATAAAGTACATAACACTTATAATTATGATATCGTTTGTAACGATATTACTATTGATGTTAAAACAAAAAGAACAAAGATGAAGCCTAGAGATTATTACGAATGTTCTATAGCAAAAACTTCTACACATCAAAAGTGTACTCATTATGTTTTCACTAGAATTTTAAATGATTTTTCTAAAGCATGGATTCTTGGATGGATGGAACATGCAGAGTATTTTAAAAAAGCTAGGTTTTTGAAGAAAGGAGACAAGGACGGAGATAATAATTTTATTGTTAAAGCAGACTGTTATAATGTTTCTATAGAAGATTTAAATAATATTTCTGAGTTAGGAACAAAAACAGTTGACACTCTAAATCAGGTAGTGTATACTGATGGAGTTATAGTAGTAGACAAACACAATATCAACAGCCACAATAGTGTGGCACTAAACACAAGGAAAATTAATATGCCTCCAATTCAACCTCTATATTTAACTGGTAAATGCTATTGGGCCTCTGTCGTAGAGCCTAACAGCACGTTTGAACCTGCTTGGCAGGTTGATCTCTGCCTTGATGCAGATACCAAAGCTTTAGTAGAAGGTGCAGGTCTAAATGTACGTAACAAAGAAGATGAACGTGGTGAGTTTGTCACGTTGAAACGTAAGGTGCAGGGCAAGAACGGTCCACGTTCAGCACCTACGGTAGTGGATTCCCAAAACAATCCTTGGGATAAAAAACTTATTGGGAATGGCAGTGTGGTTACAGTAAAGGCACTTCCCTTTGAGTGGAACTATGCAGGTAAGGCAGGTGTGTCTGCTGATCTTGCAGCAGTTCAAGTTGTTGAGTTGGTTGAGTATGCTATGGATAAAGACTTTGATGTTGTGGAGGGTGGCTATATTAATAATGCTGCCTCTGAGATGTCAGATGATATCCCGTTCGGCAACTAGGTGAGGGTGGGGTGCTGCATTTTTTAAGGGTTAGTGTAGCACCCCTATCCTATTATGAAAAATATTAATACAATAGTAGAAGATATCTATGAGTTATTTAATCTCACACCTATAGAACGTGATGAGAAAGAAGTAGATGATCTTATAGATAACTTTGGTGAGATGCTTAAGGTTCACATCAAAGAATTTATGTACAGCAAACCAAGAACCAGTGGAAATCTTAGGCTGTCTGCAATAGGAAAGCCTGACAGACAATTATGGTATGATGTTAATACAGAAACAACAGAAGAAAAACTACCACCAAGTACACGTATTAAATTTCTATATGGATATATTCTTGAAGAACTTCTACTACTCTGTGCATCTATAGCAGGTCACACAGTAGAGGCACAACAGAAAGAAGTTACAGTAGAAGGAGTACTGGGTCATCAGGATGCAGTTATTGATGGGGTTTTGGTTGATTGTAAGTCTGCTTCTGGATTCAGCTTTAAAAAGTTTGAGTCTAATACAATAGCTGACGACGATCCCTTTGGATACATGGCACAGATATCTGCCTATGCTCAAGCCAATGGTATATCTGAAGCAGCCTTTCTTGTTATAGATAAATCTACTGGTAAGATTTGTTTAACACCAGTACACTCTATGGAGATGGTCAATGCTAGTAGCAGGATTAAGCACCTTAAAGAAGTTGTTAAAGGAAGTAGTGTACCTTCTAGGTGCTATGCTGCTGTTCCTGATGGGAAGTCTGGCAACCTTAAGCTTGCTGTTGGTTGTGTTTATTGTAGACACAAAGGTGTGTGTTGGTCTGATGCTAATCAAGGTAAAGGAATACGTACTTTTAAGTATTCAAATGGTACAAAAGAATTGGTTGAAGTTGTTAAGACGCCTAACGTTGAAGAAGTAACTACCTAAATGCACTGGAAGTATCCTAGTAAGCCTAACCCTAACAAACACTTTGGGTTTGTCTATCTTATTACAAATAAGAAAACAGGTAAGGCTTACGTAGGATGCAAGCAGTATTGGCATCCAGTAAAAAGAAAGAAGGGTAGTGCTAAAGCTACCAAGAGAGAGTCTAACTGGCTTATTTATATGGGTTCTTCTAAGTTACTACTAGAAGATATTAAGAAGTTAGGCAAGAGAAGTTTTAAGTTTGAAATTATAGCTGAGTTTAAAAATAAAAGAAGCCTGAAATATTACGAGCTATACTACCAGATGAAATATAATGTCTTATCATCTACCTTAGAAGGTACAGATGAGCCAGCATACTATAATAATTATGTGGGTGGTAAGTTCTATAGGCCAGTACAAGAGTTTGAAGATGAACCAACAAAATATAAATAATATACTAGAGTTACAAGAGGAAAGTAAAAAAGATTCAAGCAATATTTTATTCTTATCTGTTATATACCAAGCTCTATTGGATGCAACTAAGTCTAAAAGTATTACTGAATCAAGCAGTATTACATGTCTAAGAAGAGAAGCTACCAATTGGTTCTTCGCTTCTATAGGTGTGACCAGTGAAAACTTTGAATTTATATGTGACTACGCTGACCTTAATCCTAATAAGGTTAGAGAGTTTGCATCTTATGTTATTAATTCAGACAATAATAAAGAAGTAAGACATAAACTAAATCTTTTACTAAGGAGAAAAGAACTTGAATAAACATTTGAATGATGTTAATATGACGTATAAAGAACACTTCTTTTTTTCCGTCACTATGTTAGGAGAAGGTATATCAGTTGGGCTGACGTTGATAATCCACGCTGTGTTCCCGTGGCTGTTTACAAATAACTTTTCAAATTGGATTGAGTCTTGTAGTAGAAAGCTTAAAAAATCTAAAAGGAAGTAGGCGTGAAGTGGATGGCTGAAGAAAGAGATCACTATATTTTGAGGCGTATTAAAGAAGATAGGAAAGAAGCTGCGGATAAAAAAAGAATGGCTGAAGAACAGATTGCGAGTAAGATTCTTAGTGAAGCTTTAGATATGCAAGTAGGG